TCAGTTCTTTTTATTTAGTATATCTATTATCGAAGACTTCATATTTTCGGTAACGTGAGTGTATATAGCAGTTGTTGTTTTACCGCCATCCTTATGCCCTACTCTATCGACAATTGCTTTGAGGGGAACATTGTTTTCTGCCAGATAGCTTATTAATGTATGACGGAAGATATGGCTTGATAGATTCTTGTTTATTGGCGATTTAAGGCGAGAATTTGCTCTTTTAATTGCAAGGTAAAAGGAGTTTGTCTGCAACGGAATACCACGCTTAGAAACGAAAATATAGCCCATTTCGTTATAATCGTTTATTACAGATTTGGACAAATTATTTTGTTCAATTATTTCGTCTAATATCTCTATTTCTCGGTCACTCAAATCTACTGTTCTAAAACTAGATGCGGTTTTAGGAGTTGTTTTGACTCCTTTTGAATAACCAACCGTTTTATCTAAAGTACCGTGAATGTCTATTTTTCGTTCACTTCTTTTATAATTTTCTTTTTTTAAAGCTATCGCCTCTCCCATTCGACATCCATTCAATGACATGAACTCAGCAAGTAAAGCCAATCTACGAGTGTTTGGCCTGCTGTACAGTTCTGAAAGTAGGGCTTTTAATTCGTTTTGTTCAAGGTATTTGTTTTGTATTTTCTCTAAATCCTTTACTGTCTGAATCTTTTTTGGAAGTTTAGCTTTTCGAGCTGGATTATATTCAATGTATTCTAAATCAACAGCATAATCAAATATAAGATTTAGGGTTGATTTTGAGCGTTCTAACTTGCTACGAGGACAGTCTGCATCATTTATAAATTTTTGTATAACTTTAGATGTGACATTTGATATTTTAATTTCCTTGTCAAAATAATCAATTATAAAATTAAAAGAACTTTGAAGAGCACTAATGGAGGATTGTTTTATAGATTTTTTATAAAAGCTCCACCATTCTTCAGCTATATCTGTAAATTTAGCATTGGAAGTAGAACTGTTATTAATTTTAGATTCGATTTTTTCAAGGAGTTCAGCCTGTGCAACTTTCTGTGCTCTGGGTGTTTTTTTATCAAGTGTAACAGATACTTTTTTTAGTTTCTCTGTTAGTGGATCACGGTATCTTTCAAAATATTTGTATTTTCCATTTGGTAAATTTTCTATCCACATTTGATTTTTACTCACTTTCTTGCTAAAATTGAGTACAGTAAAAGGGCTTTTTAAAAAGCTTTTCTACTATGTTTGAGATTTAAGCCGCCCCTCGTCGCCAAACTTGGGCGGTTTTTTTAATGTTTAGTACCCATTGTTTGAGTAATCTTGTTTATCTAATTTCGTAAAGTCGCCCTTGTTTTCCTTTAAAATATTGTAGCTGTTTTTATTCAATAATATATTAAAAAACGTTTGAAAATTTTTACTTCTATCAAAACCTTCTCCCTCGCCATATTGAATGATTATTACATCATCTTCATTTTTAGGAGGTTTAATATTCTTAACAACATTGTTTAAAAATAACTTTGCATTCTTTTTAGCTTTCTCTGCGTTTTTCAGTGTATCAACTTTTGCACTATATCCTACTCTAATAAATCTTGCTACATCTGGACCAGTTTCAGTAATTACTCCAGTTGTTTTTGAATCCACCTTCGAGTAGTATATCTTATAAACATTATGTACAGTGAAGCTTTTCTTTTTTACGCTTTTTTTAGTTTTTGCGCTAGCAATATCACTAAACGAAAATAGACTTAAAATCAATAACAGGCCCATTATTGTAATTAAAATTTTTTTCATAAAATACTCTCCTAACCTAGCTTTTTATGAGATTCAAGGCTTGCTCTTGGTTTTTATTTATAAGAAATTAACGTATGGAATCCTTCCATATCCTTAAATAATCCCTGATTTTTAATAGCTGTATGTTCCACAGAAATTATTTCATAACCCTCTTTTTGCATTTTCGTTAAAATATTATCTATTTGGGTAGTATATTTGTCTTCTACTCCAAAAAGTTGATTAATCCATTTACTAAGGCTATTTATCATAAGAACATGTGTAAATCCATCCTTTGGAGCTATGTGTGATTTTACTTCTTTTTCATAGATGTTATCACTTTGTGCTTTTTGTGTTTTCGTAAACATTTCCATTATTTTCTCCTTACCAGTTTAGTGATGGCGCACATTATTTAAAAAATTATCCAACTCCCAATAATTGCTGGAATTCTTTTTCTGCCATATTAAAGAAATTATGACTTAGATGATAACGATCCAAAAATTGGTAAACATTAATAGCTTCAATTACATCAAAATAACCAATGTAATCTACGATATAATCATGCATTTCTTGCTTATTTATACTAACTTTTATTTCATCCTCAAATATTTCAGTGATAGCTTCATGCAGCTCTAAATATTCATTTTTGATGATTGACTCAGCCAATTCAAAAGGTGATTCTGTTATATCTACAAATACATTAAAATATTCATAGCTACCCCCGTTGGCTTCAAATATTTCCCATAGAAGAAGAATAGCCTCATGATTCGCTCTAAATTCTTGAGGATTGAGTGCATCGTTTTCCGAACCTCTACATATATCTTTATTGATAACATGAGAAAGTTCATGAGCAATTTTAAAAGCGGTTATTTTAGTTGGATTATAAATCATCAACTTTCTTTTGATATTAACCATAGCATTTTTAGGAAAGCAATCATCACAAGTAATGTGGATGTTTTGTTTTTCCATTTCCAAAAGAAGGTACCCTATCAATTCCTGTTCATTCATAGAGGCTCCTTTTAGTCCGTTAATTTATCGCCATATATTGCAAATAATATTTTTTTAACATCGTCACTAATTGGCTCACCATCAAATGAAACCCACTCATTCCAGTCTATGCGAGGATCATCCCAAGATGTTGGTTTTTTCTCACTAATAACTTTTTTTAAATCAACTGGCTTATTGGTCTTTTTTAATTCTTCATTTCCAAGTAAATAATCCACACTTACATTAAAATATTTTGCAACTGCTTGTATTTTATCGTAGTTTGGTTTGTTTTTATTCCAACGTCTTATAGTTCCGTTACCATAACCTAAATGTTCTTCTATTTTTCGAATAGAGGTATGTTTTTGGGCTGCGAGTTCTTTTATTTTTTCGTATAAATCCATTAATATCAACCTTTCATAGATAACACAAAAAATAATTTAGAAAAAAAGCGACAAGACTATTGACAATTTGTAGCAAAAGTTCTATAATTAATTTTGTAGATAAGAGTTAGCCTTTTGGTTAGCAAATAGACCTATAAAAAGCACTTTAAACGCTCCGCCAAGAATGTTTTATAAAGCTTTTGTTAGGTGTTTTAACTATGCATTAATTGTAGAACTTTTTCTACGATATGTCAAACATTAATGTTCTGAAATGCTAACTTTTTCTTATACAAAAATATATACGGAGGTATAAAATGCCAACAAGTGACAACGGACTAAGACTTGTTAATTCATTCATTGAAGAAACAGGAATCGAAAAAATGAGTTTAGCAGCCAAGTATGGAGTAGCTAAAAACGTGATGATTGATATTCTTTCAGGTCATCTTCAATCACCTAAAGCACATCAAGTCATTCTTAAAATCATTGATGATTTCAAATTGCGTTAAGAAAGGAGATGCAATATGCCATACGCAAAAATAACATACTTACCTGTTGAAAATGCAGAAGACGCAGAATGGTGTGACAAAAAGCATCTTATGCAGAAGTGGGAAGGCTTAACTAAAGGCACATTAACAGCTTGGCTCACAGAAATGAGAGATCGACCTGAATTTAAAAAAGGCGTACTTAATCCAACTCACGGACTTGTATTTATCAATAAAGAAGTATTTAAAGATTTTGTAGAGTGGAAAGAAGCAACTCGCTATAAAAGTTATAAAAAGTAGGAAGAAATATGCTTCTTGATACAGTTACTATTAAATCCACAATGACAACAAAAAAAGCCGGCCATCTCCCCAGATAAACGACTTTAAACTATAAGTAAGGCAAGCTCTAACAAAAGCTTTTCTTACTCTAATTATAACAAATTGGAGAATAAAAACAAAATGAATAATACAGCAAACAAAGAAACTTATATCTTAGATGACACTGTAGCCTTTGAACTCATGGACTTATTAAAAGCCAAAGCAAGACACTTTATCCAACTTAATGAGTACGTTTACCGCTTGTTTGACGGTCAAAGCGTAGTGACATTCACAACTTTAGAAAATGACATTCAAGTAGAAATGGTTAAGGGGTAGGGTATGAAATTTAAAACATTTAATTTAATAGCTTACCATCGCAAAGACGAAACTATACTTTCATTTGTTCTCAAAGGTGGACGGATACCAACAAGCAGAATCCTTTATATTAAAAAAGGCAACCCTTTTAAGATGAAAATCACGCACGAAATTGCTGAAAGGTATCGCATTAAACAGGAAATCAAGCAAACGGAATATAAGGGATGCGTTACAGAGGGCGTTATGCAATTAGCTGACATTATTGAGAAAAAAATTATCTTGATGGACTATCACAACGCAAATAAAGAAAATTGGCAAGACTGGATGCGTGTTTTTGTTTACGAGTACCTGTATGATGTGGCGTTTAATCGTGGTATTCGCCATGAAAGACAACGTAGAAAATCAAAAGAAACAGTTCTATCAGCGTTTGACATTATCGGTTCTGATGATGTTGCGGAACTTTCTCATGAGTTAGGAGTTAGTGAAGCTAGACTAATGCACGCAGTACTGGAAGTTATCGCTAAACGTAAGAACGGAGGCACTCCATGAATGACGACACTTTAATAAACCTTGTTGCCCGTGGCTTAGTGGATAAAATCATTCATTTATTTAATAAGTATCTTGGTACACAGCTCAAAATCAGAAATGAAAAGCGGGTATTACCTTATATCTCTAAAAAGCGTGTTATGGAAGACTTAGATATATCAGACGGCACACTTGATAATTGGGAAAAGCACGGATTGAATCGCTATAAACCACGATACAAAACCTCACTTATTTACTATCTGGTTGATGATATATGCAAGTTCATCATCATAGATACTTAGCAACTTGTCAGGCAAGGCAAATTTTATTAGAGGATTGAGAAAATGACAAATATTATTAGAGCTTGTTCTTATGTGGCTGGTATTGATAGCATAGGGTTGCGAAGTTTAAAAGCCTATCACACGGAACTTACAGACAAGCAGATTGAAAAATTAGACCCATTGAACGCAAATACAGGCACAGTTGATTATAGCTTTAAAGTTCGTAAATATAAGCACGGTGTCCGCTTTGAGGGCGAAAAAGAGGGCGGAGAAATCAGCTTATTTGATGAGGTAGCGAAATGATTGAACACCACCAAGGTTACACGGCTATAAAACGGTACGGACGGAATAGTTTTAGACCAGCAGGCAAACACCCGTTTAAGATGATTTACAATGCACGAGCGGTCAAATACGACTTAATACAGCAGTTTGAAGTAAGTACAGGCATAATCTTACCCAGCGGAGTGAAAAGCAACTTATGCACGCAACCAGTACCCTTTTTAGGTAAGCAATTAGCTATTATGAAATTACAAATAAAGGAAAATAAACCATGAAAATTACTATTGATGTCCTTGAAAATGAAAGCAATAAGGACAATTTAGAGTATCTTATCAGCGATACAAGCAACGAAGCTATGACTGTTTTAATGTTCGCTTTGATTGGCGAAGCTAGACAGAGAGCAAGCTATGAGCAATTTTTAGAAACGATTACTAGAATTTGGGGGTATCTCAATGAAGATAACTGACTTACAGAAAATAGATCAAAACATTATTAAAATACTGGCAGACCATAAAGGGATTGATAAAGCAATTAACGGTAAAATGTTGGCTCAATCTCTAAATGTAGATTTACGGACGTTGCAAGGAAGAATTGCATTTTTGCAAGGGAAGGGTTGCGCCATTGGCTCGATTGATAACATTGGATATTTTGCCCCTACTAATGAAGAGGAGCGCACCAAAGGCATTACGAAAAAAGAAAATATGGCTTATAGTACTCTAAAAGCCGTCATGGGTGTTCGGAGTGCCTCACTTGACTGGTTAGATGAAATGATTGATTAGGGGAGATATGGAACTATTAACAATTCGCCTAAATAAAATAGTAGCTAAAAAATTGATGAAAGGGGCAGGAGAGACATTGATTTTAGAAAAAGAAGATTTCTATCAATATGTCTATCTTGTCCCCAATAATATGAGTTTTAGTGGTCATTTTGATTCAGTACTTGATATCAGCGTGAGTCAACATTGGGAGATTTTCAACTTTCTAACCTCAAAGTATCAAGAACTAGGCTATAAAAAAGTGCATTATAAACATCCAGCTCATCCATCAAATAAATTTATGAAGTTTCTTAATAAGCTGCAGCGTGACGAATCTGAAAAAGTCGCTACCGTTTATCGACAAAATGCCTTCGAGAAATTCAAAGATGAAATCGTGATGCATCAGGGTTTTTTAAATAGTAAGAATATGATGAAATTCATTATTTTAGGGAAGAAACACGGCTATAACTATAAATATCTCATGATGTGGGCCGTTTCAGAAATTGAAGCAACTTGTGAGGGAACTCAGAAAAAAGCCTTACTGGCTGATTTTATAGATTTTGCGGATGAATATTTTGATGAAAAAGAAAGGGAGGTGTTGAGTGACTAGTGTAGATGATGATTTCCAAACCATGATTAACAGCTACGAAGCAGAAAAAGCAAAAGCTGACAATAAAAAACAAGAAATAAAACCACCTCAGAGCGATAAAATCGTTAAAGTTAAATTTGAAGCTGAAAATTTTGCCGTCAATCAGTATGGTAAACCCAAAGTAAATTCTTTAAAAAACATACGAATCGCCATAGAAAATGACAATATTTTAAAAAATCAATTTGTGTTTAATTCTTTTACACAAGAAATAGAAATCAGAACCCCTTTCAAGTTGAGAGGAGTAGAGATTGAGAATGACGGGTTAAAAGAGGTTTATATTACGGCTATTCTTGAACATTTTGAAGAAAAATATGATGTTTTATTTGATAGTCGGCTTCTAGTCAATGTTATTAATAAAATTGCTTACGAAAATAAATATAATCCTGTTCAAGATTTCATGGAAGACTGTTACAAGAATTGGGATAAGGTCAAACGTGCAAGAAGTCTATTTCCTGATTATTTGGGGGCGAAAGAAAGTGATTTAACCGAACGAATGACCAAACTGTTTTTTGTTGGGGCTGTCAGTAAGGTTTATCGTCCTCATGATAAGTTTGACTTTGTTTTGGATTTGGTAGGAGGCCAAGGTTCGGGAAAGACGACCTTTCTTACTAAAATGGGGCAAGGGTGGTACACAGATTCAATGAAAAACTTTGATGATAAAGACCAATTAGTTATGATGTTACGTGCTTTGATTGTAAATGATGATGAAATGGCAATCAGTAACAAAATACCCTTTGCGGATTTAAAGAAGTTTATCACTCAAACCGTGCTTTCTTTCAGGGCGCCCTATGGCACAAAGGTAGAAAATTATGCCAAAAACTTTGTTATTGCTCGAACAACTAACCATGAAGAATATCAAAAAGACAGAACAGGGGCAAGGCGATTTCTTCCCGTTCATTGTTCAAAAGAGTTACAAAAATATCATCCTGTTTCTGATTTAGATGATGCCACCGTCCGCCAAGTTTGGGGTGAGATGGTTCACTACTACAAGGAAGGGTTCAGTTTTAAACTCTCAGAGGAAGAAGAAAAGCAACTCAATTTGGAGCGATCAGATTATGAATATTTTGATGAACAAGAAGAATTACTTGAACAGTACCTTGAAATTCCGATTCCTACAGATTTCTATAAAGTACAAGGAAATAATACAAGGATGCACGAGCGGAGAGCCTATATTGGCTTTATTCTTCAATCTGGAGAAACCCCTAAACATGAGTTTAGAGGGGAAATCAAACCAAGAGAATTTGTGACGGCTACCTATTTCTATTGGGAAGCGATGGGGATTGAGACAGGGAAAGGAAGTTCAAAAGTAGTAGCCAAATTCAAAAATTCAATGAATAATAAAAATGGTTGGCAAAAAGCAAAAAGAATGGGAACAAGAGGCTATAAAAGAAAATAGGGGCATTTTAAAAGCCCCTAAAAGTTAAATGCCCCTAACAAATGCCCCTAGTTTAAACCATTGATATATAAGGCGTTAGATATACTAAGGGGCATTAGGGCATTTATATCTTAGTAAAATAATAGTTAGTGTTAATTATAAAAAGGGCTTGCTTATGACGGACACATAGTAAAGTTTTCAAAGTAAATGCCCCTAATGAAAATATCGCTTTCAAAACTTGTCAAGCGTTGGTGCTATTGTGTTTTCATAGGGGCATTACTAAATGCCCCCGTGGAATCAAATGCCCCTAAAAATAGGAGAAAAAAATGAGCATAATTAAATTACATGAACAAGAAGAAAATAATGAACCAAAAGAATTTAACACCACCATCAAACGTGTGTTAATGAACGCAAAAGAAGCGGTCTTTGAGCGTCAGGGAAGTATAGACGACTTAGCTGATACCCTAGCGGTTGAATTAGATGTTTTGGCTTACTTGCTAGGCATTCCTGAAATTGGCTTTAGTCCATCAACCGCTGATAAAGAGTTGGCACTCAAAGCACAGCTCCAAGACTTGCATGCACTCAATCATTCCATGTTTAAAGATGATATCCACGAAGTGCCACGGTTCACAGACGGTACAATCATCACAGCGAAAGACTTAGCAGATATGAACCTCAATGCTTTAGATAATATCGCAGAGTTAATCGGATTTGAATTAGACGAATAAGAAAGGAGTAAAAATGCGAGCAAGGTCTCCAACAAAAGCGGTTGTTTTAACTCATTTATAAAAAGAGCAATTAACGCAATGAACAAAAGGAGTTACAGGTTTTATCTGTAGTTCCGATTATAATATATATTTACCATTAGAAAATAGAGGATAAAATGGCGAAAGATAAAACAAAAAACTTAGAAATCCCAGTCGCTGAAAACGAGAGAAATAAAGCAGTTGAAAATCTTCTCTCATTAAAAGAATACTTTGATAGCCAACTTCAATCAGACCAAGAAACTTATCAAGCGATCGCGACATTAGGCGATAAGTTGGGCGTTCTGTGGAATGCCGATAAGTAATAAATAACGAAAATGGAGAAATAACATGCAAGTAAAATATATTGAAGAAGCAAAAAACAAACTCGAAAAACAAGCTAAACCACTCACTCAAAAAGTGGATAAAACGAATCAATTAATTTCTGAATTAAAAAACAAAATTGAAAAAATGGAAAACCATTCTCAAAATGATGATATTGATGAATCACTCAAAGCCTTATCTGAATTGAATAACGCTAAGCAATTACTAGAGACATTAGAAAAACGGCTGACGGAGGAACAGAAAGAGCTTGATGTTTTCTGGAGTTCTCAAGAAGTTGATGATACTATCGGAGAAGCATTAAGCCGAGCAGATAATTTAAGTAACATTCAACAAGATTTATTAAAAAGTACCTTATCTAAAGATACGAAGAAAAAACTAAAGGAATATAACAAGGAAGTTGATGACCAACGTTATCGCCTTCAGGAATCAGGAAATTACTTACTAGAAAAATCAAATGTTTATTCTCGAGGCCCATTATATAAGTTAATTGCTCAAAAAAACGGAAGTCACAAAAATAACTGGTTCTTTGGAATTGTTAGATTAATGGCAAGCCAATATGAAAAAGAATTAATGGCATTCCTAAAATCTGAAAAAATCATGACTGATTTAGATTAGGGGATTAAATGACTAAAAAAACAGAAATTAATTTCGGGATTAATAGCAAACTAGAAATTAGAGACGCAAATAAAAAAGCAGGATTCATTGGTCAAATTGCAGGGTATGCTATTGTATTTAATAAGCCAAGTGTGCCTAATGCTCCATTTATTGAGTATATCGCTCCGACAGCACTCAATAATGTTGACCTAAGCGATGTATTAGCTTTGTATAACCATGATTACGCCAATGTGCTAGGCAGAGTTGATGCAGGAACTTTAAAGTTAAGCATTGATAACGTCGGCTTGCATTTTGTTTTGGATATGCCAGATACAACAGTTGGCCATGATGTTTATAACAATATTAAGGCTGGAAACCTTAAAGGCATGAGCTTCGGTTTTGTCGTGGCAGACCGTGGCGATTCATGGCAACAGGGATCAAGTAAACCTATCCGAACAATCAACCAACTTGAAACATTAGGCGAAATAAGCGTAGTAAGTAAACCAGCTTATGATGATACTTCTATTAATGTCACTCGTTCTATCAAACAATTTGAAGACGAGCGTACACGAAAGTATAAAGAAAAAGTAAGAGCTTATCTTGACGGATTGAGTGATTAGATTATAATAAAAAAACCTAGTCTATATTGGCTAGGTATTTATTGTTAATGTCAGAAAAAGCGAAAATGATACTGTACTACGGTATCATGATACCGTTAGCGGTATCAATTTTATAAGCGTGGTTAAGCCATTTGCGGGACTTTGATACCGTGGTACCGTACTTTTCCTACTTCGCTAGGAATTTATAATATAGCATGAAAGGATATAAAATAGATGGTTAGATATTATTGGGGGAGACCTCAAGATGTTGTAAGGTGGTATCTTAGAGGAACACTATACCTAAGTGCTCAAAGCAGAAAGTCATATATTGAAAAGACTGGCGCTGATCTAGGCAACTTACCAAGACTTCTAAAACTATTAGATAATCTTGATGAGCTATTTGGTTCAGTCGATACTGACAGCATAGCTGTATTATGCTTGAGATACGTTGAGTTATTAAGTATCGCAGAGACTACAAAGCGCACAGGATTGCCAGCTTATCAGATAACAGCTAAGACAGGTAAAGTCATGAAGAAAGCTAAGGAAATTATATCTAAAGCATGATATAATAGTCTTATCAAAAGACGCAGAGATGCGCATGGTATAATAGTGCAGGAAAGTATCTCTAATTGTGGGGGTGCTTTTTTGTTTGGAGGATTATATTATGAATGAACTAGAGTTTAATATCAGATTATATCTCACAGGTACAATGAAGTCATGGACGGATAGGATAGACAGCTCAGACCAACTCACACCACAACGCTTTATATTCAACGCAATGACAGAGGTGTTTGATTCATTGAGTGATGATGACCTAGAGTTAATCAGACTTAGATACATGGAACGCTTGACACTATCAGAAGTTGCAAGCCGTTATCTGTTAAACGAACGTACTATTAGAAACCACACGAACCCAACCATTAAGCAAGTGAAAAAGATTATAAAACAAGGTAATGAACTTTCAATAAAACAAAAAAGCCCGTGA